ATAAACACTTATCGTCATGAGCTTGTACACATAGAATATCGTGTACGACCGCTGCAGGTAGATATGTGTCAAATGGTGGAAAGGCTGACCAGAATACTTTAGGCACACTCGCTCCATCACTCTCAAACCCCTTAGGAACAGTGATAGAATCACCTGCCTTTGTATAGAATACCAAATCTTCTAGCAGTGTAACTGTACGAATGAATTTGTTACCATTAAAGTAACCTGAAACAGTTGCTTCAAGATCTGTCTTGAAATGTGCTTTCATTAAACGCTTTTAGTATTACCAATCGAATATTTCGATTCCAAATTCCACTCCGCTTTATCACGATGAGAAATAATCTTAATATGTCTTAGTGTAGTTTTATTTTTTGCTTGATCTAAATTTACTATATCCAGCAATCCCCAATCCGACAAAAGAGTTGTTATAGAGTTGCGTCGGCAGACATCTTCATTAGTTAAGTTTGATGGTTTGCCATCTAACATGAAGAGTTCTTTAAAGTGAACAATGAAATACCTACCTTGCTTGTGTAGAATATGACAACTCTGGAATAGTGTATTGCGATCCTTCTTTGAAGATATCCCTATTCGTGTAAGAGTTTCCTTAATCTTAAGAAAATCATCTGGTTCTTCTAGGGAGATCTCAAGCATTTGGCTTGGATCCCATTGCACTAATTCTTGTTCAATCATGAGAGTTTAATATTATAAGTTACATCGTTAAAGATCTATTTATAATATTAAACTCTTTCGCTTATGCCTTGCCTCCTTGATCTAAGCGCTTGCGTATTTCCCTTAGAGCTTCTTCAGTAAATAGCGAATATACCTGTTCAGCTTTCTCCTTTGAGTAGTTATACGTTTCTTGTATTGCCTTTAGATCTGCAGGATCTTTCAACTTCTTCGCCCATTTTGAAAATCGTTTTCTTGGACGAATAGCCGACTTAAGAAAATCATATTGCATTTTGGCTGGAAGCTGATGACGGATATTAAGCTCGTTAACAAGTAGGACAGTGTCATTGAACTGTGACAATCCACGATTAATTATGAATGGAACATACTGCTTAGACGGAGAGTCTGGATTAGTTAACTCTTCACCTTCATACGCTTTACAACCCTTTAAGAGGTTTGGGCTAGAAGTGTTGATACTCTTTAGAAAGTCAAATGGTGTTAGTTTGTCGGCCATAGTTTTTCAAAGTAATAGTGAACGAATGTCATAACAAACGAAATAAAAATACCGAACGCTGTAACGTGCCAATCACCAAACCAAATTCTACCCATAAGCGAGCATAGTACAATCGACAATATGCGCCAAACAATTACCTTTGTAGTTACTTCCATTGCGATGATGCCATGATTTCAGTTAAGCACGCTACGATATTCAATTCTCTATCACTTACAAATGCCGCCTTATATTGGTAGTCAGCTAAGATAAGAATAATACTCGGAATAGATTGACCTTCTGCGTAGTCATATAGAGAATCATATATCTTTCGAAAGATCACTGATGAATCAACGTCGGAATTATTTGTTACCCAACTGCGCATGCTCTTGAAGTCTCGTGTCTTGAGGTGCGAAATAAGCTGAGCAACGTTTTGATCAGACATGCCTACGAGAATATCTGGTGTGATTTCCCCTGATGCAGAATAGCGTTGGCATTCATTAAGTACGCGTCTCCAATCTGGAGCATAGCGCATAATAAGATCAGCAATCACTTTGTTATTATACTTAATGCCTTCTTCGTCAAGGATAGTCTGAAGGCGCTTCATGAACTGTCCAGCTAATTCAGCAAGTTGCTTCTTATTAGTATTGAACTCAATGACCGCACAACGCGAATGGAGAGGCTCAATGATACGATTCTTAAAATTGCATGTAAGGATAAATCGACAATTAGAGCTGAACTCCTCAATGAAGCCTCGCAGCGCTGGCTGCGTTGATGAAGCGTTTAAGTAATCAGCCTCGTCGAGAATAACCACTTTATATTTGCCACCATGTAATGACACAGTTGAGGCGAACTGTTTAATCTTCGAACGAAGAACATCAATGCCGCTCTCTTCAGATGAATTGATCAAGAGATACTCTAAATTTAACTCATTACATAGTGCTCGCGCGACTGTGGTCTTACCTAAACCAGCTGTGCCAGATAACAGCATATTATGCAATTCGCCGTGTTTAACAATTTCAGTGAATGTGGCCTTCAATGATTTTGGAAGGATACACTCTTCGATGCGGCTTGGTCGATGACGTTCGACCCATAAAAATTCGTTCATAATATATATTCTAACATTAATGCTTACACTTGTAAACTCAAAAAAAGATGAGCAGTTTATAAAGACTTGCTCAGGTCACCGTATCTACTCAGCAGCGACTTCTACTTCTTCAGCAGTATCTTCTTCGCCCTCACCCTCCTCAGAAGGTGCGTGGAATTCTACGAATGCGACGAGGCGATCGCGTAGTTGACCAACTGAGGATAGTTCCTCACCGCGGAATGCTCCACGTGTGGTACACGCGTCAATTACTTGCAGCGCAGCGGAAAAATCAGCGAGACTGATTTGTGGTTCATTTTGTGTTTCCGGGGTTTCCGGGGTTTCTACCTGTGTTTCTTCACTCATATTATTATGTATTTGTTTTGTTTGTTACGTAACGGATGTCTTCTCGAGAGCAATCCAATATTCGACTGGACTGTTATTTATACATTTCCAGTGCGAAATTAACTTAGAACTTACTGCAACTTGATAATCACCTGCAATTAGTTTTAGATTAGAAATTAGGAACTGGAAATCAAAGGCAGCTTCTGGATCATATGTTGAAGCGATCTCTTGTTGAAACATGTTCGAAGAGCTGTTGCTTGGATCCTTAACTTGTAAATAGAGTTTACTATCTCCTGCATTTGTTGTGATTGATACAACAGGGTGATTAAGCGCAGCACCTGCTTTGCGAATTTGATTAATGACTTCAGCTGATAGTTCAACATTGACTTCTCCTTCAGGCATATTAACACCACGCTCAGGAGACGTAAGGATAGACTTATCTGCATAGCGATATGTAAGCGATGTCAGATCTGATTTAATAGTCGCAGAGCTATCACCAAATTCAAACTCTGGATCCTCGATAAGAGAAAGCGCCGATAAGAATTCATTTAAGTCGTAAATGCCAATGTCCTTATCAAAAGTTTCTTGGACAATACACGAAGCCATAATATTCTTAACTTCTGCGATTGTAGATAACTTATTACCCTTTTCGATAACAAGGTTTGGATTAATAGCTGAAAAGTTCTTCAGCACCTCTAACGTTTCTTTACTAATTTTCATAATATATATTATATCTTGTTTTTGTTGTTTTGTAAATAACTAAATTCAAGCATAAACATCATACAACAAATAGCATGTGCTGAGTGATGAATGCCTGTCTCATCGTCATGTGTTTCACCTTTTTGAATAGCCCACATGTGTCGTTGAGCTGCAGCAAAATATCGTTCATTGAGATTCTCGAGTTCGAGCCAATTGTTTCTGTCGTACTTTTGAGCTCCATAGGTCAGTACCTTCGCAACATCGTCGAGCGCGTGTGGAGGTATCAGACTATAGTCTGGTTTGCAGTTGTCGTATTTTATTCCGTTCATGGTAGTGTATATTAAAAATGGTGCCTATTCCTCAGGCTCCCCCGAGGAATAGGACTTTTTCAGTTAGTTAGTTATGACTTGCGGTCTCCACCGCAAATTGTTAAAATGGTGCTTCTTCTTCTGGTGTAATTTCGCCCTCGATCACGATCTCTCCATCTTCAGTAAGTTGGCTCTCGTCAACCTTGGTGTAGAGGTCTAAGAACGCTGTACGCGTATCATCGTCGAAGCGACTGATGCACATTGAAATAGACTTTAATCGGTCCTCAAAGATAGAGTAAGTCTTAACGATGTGACATAGACGGCGAGTCGAGACGATATCATCTACACCGTCAGCTTCAAACGTCTTGCGAATAACATTCGACCAAGCTATAAGCTTATCAGCAAATTCTTCTGCTTCAACGCCGAACTTACTCATATGAGCCATAACGATTTTCTTCTCGATGACTGGAGTAGGAAATTCTTGATCAATCGCGCAGACGAATCGCTCAAGGAATGCATCGTCAATGATCGAAGCTGAAGTAAATCGGCCATCGTCTGAGCCACGACCCTTAGTATTGGCTGTAGCGATCACGTTAAAACCGGGGGCTGGGGCGATCACTTGACCAGTTTTCTTTAGCAGAACTGGATTGCCTTCAAGTACACCTTGTAGACACATGATCTTATTCGTAGCACGATCAATCTCGTCAATGAGGAGAACACATCCACGTTCCATCGCTTTGATGATTGGTCCTTTTTGAAAGACTGTTTCACCATTGATGAGGCGAAAGCCACCAATCAAATCATCTTCGTCAGTTTCAGGCGAGATTTGAACTCGAACATATTCACGCTTTGCTTTCGCGCAGGCTTGTTCGATCATCATTGTCTTACCGTTTCCAGAGAGTCCAGAGACGTACACTGGAAAGAAGAGATTCGACTTGAGAATCTTCATGATCGTATTGTACTCTCCCCACTTGATAAATGTTGGGTCCACAGCTGGAACATAGATCTCGTCGTCAGAGACAGAGGAGACTCCTCTAAGTTCGACGTGGTTTGCGATTGCTGTCGAAGGAGAAGGTTCTGCTGAAGGTGTTGGAGCAGAAGGTGCATCAAGAGTATAAACACCGCGAGAGAGTTTATACATTTTACGAATAACCTTGTAGGCATCGTTGTGGTCAATTCCAAGACCGTGTGCAATCTCGAGAATCTCTTGATTGCGGTAACTAAATTGCCCGCGAGATTTGAGGGCTTCTGTGAGGGATTTGTTTTTATTCATAATTTATACTAATTAACTGTTATAGATCTATTATACCATGTTGGGGAGATTTGTACAACTTTTTATATTATTGAATTGCATTGAGTTATACACTTTATACAAAAGGCTGCTAAAAAAGTGTGAAATTAAGCAATCAACTCTGCGAATTTGGTTAAGATGATGCGGCTTTGACGATTCTTAAGATTGTGCTTAGCGAAGTCTCGGGCAAGCTTTGTCTGTGCTGCGCGACTATCAGTTATGTCGACTGAATCAGAACCGAATTTGAATTCATCGTCCGAGATTCTAACATCACTTGGAAGCAAGAAATATGAGTCGTACCCTTTAGCATTATGCGCTACAGCGAAACCGTCTTTCTTGTATTTCCGAACTTTAGCACTTATATCGTCCCATTTAGAAGGTGACATCTCGGACAATTGCGTGCGGATTGTTCTGTTACACTGTGGAAGAAAGAATCCAATGAGGTTTGCTCCAGTTGTTTCAGATAAGATTTTAGTTAGGCGAGCGGTCATACCGCGTTTTGGTATATCGTATTGTTTGCCGTTGATATTCGTCAAGTACGATCGTGTGCGATAGCTAGCACCCTTTGGTTCGCAGCGATGAGAATCGCCGTCGCTGAGTATAATAACGTTTGTCTTTTGTACTGAGTATCGCTTATTAAACTTATTTACGATGTGATGTGCTGCTAGGAGAGTTGCGTCGAGAGGTGTGCCTCCAAGCCATTCGTATTGTGAGCAAGCATGTTGAGAAAAGTTAGAACCCGACAATAAGATCTGCTGTGAAACTTGTACAAAAGCTTTTTCATAGTCTGATTTTGACATTTTGCTTGAGAATAACTCGAAGATCATCGTGCCAGACATATCAAATTCGAGATCAGATTGACTATCGTCAAGATCACACTCTTGACGATAGTCAGAAGTAAAGCCATAAACTTCAAATGGTATGCCAACTCTCTTGCAGAAATGTACTAGATTAAGAGTGTGTTCTAAGACATCGCGAAGAACGATGCTCATTGAACCTGAATAGTCAACAAAGAAAATCATACCGTGGCTTTTAGCATCGGCCAATCGCGTAGTAGTTTGGAAAATTTGATCGTCGTATTTGTACTTATGTAAGTTATTGACATCCAAAGATCCGCGGCGGGACTCTTGTGCTCGAGAATACTGGTATGAAGCTTTACGACGTTCGAACTCTCGAACAAGAACACCAACCTTTTTGTTGGTTTTTTTCTTAAAGTCAATGAGCTTAGAGTTGATGCTGGCGACCGCTGAATCAATATCATCAGGATGGCGGCAGTTTGCGAGTGCCGATCTAAGACTTGGTCGACCATCTAACACCTTACTATAGGGAATGATATGTTGCTCGATATTCTTCTTTGTTGGCATCAATGTGATCACTTGATGGTCGGTATCCTCAGTATCATCTGCAATAGCTTTTTTAAATGCCTCTTGTGTTTCAGACTTATGAGTTGGTTCAAGATCTTCGCCAGTTGAGGAAGAAGAAGCACCACCAGCATCTTCGTCTGATGCGCTAGTGAGTGATTCTTCTACAGATTCGGTATCACTTTCAACTCCTTCAGAAGTATCAGCATCGCTGTCTTCTTCGGTATCGTTAGTGTCATTAGCAAATGATTCTTCGCCGTCGTCAGCAGAGTTGGATGATTCAGCACTATCTTTAGACTCTTCGTCGTCAGCAGCTTCATCTCCTTCTTCTGAATTTTGATCTTCGGCAGATTCTTCGTCTTCGGCTTCAGACTTCTCTTCGGCCTTTTGCTTAGCTTCTTCTTCAGTAAAAGCTTTAATTTCGTGATAAAGAGCAACAACATCTTCAAAAGATTCTGCTTTCATGCACTTATTATAAAGAGCGAGTTCTTCCTCTGAGAGAGGAATATTTGCGTGAGGACCGATTTTAGCGTGAAGGTTAAGGCGATCGAGGAAGTTTAATTCGTTAAAGTCTTTGCCTTCAACCTTGAAGAAGTCAGATTCTACAAGGTTCTTATAAGCACCGTTGAAGATGCGTGGCATACCTGCATACGTTAATTTGATAAGTCGCTCAATGCGAATATCTTCAACAATATTAAGGATATCAAAGTGAGAGCGACCTTCAACTTCAAGGAATTCAGAAAACTCTTTCTGCGGAGTATAGAGAGCATGGGAAACTTCGTGACCAACAAGCATGTCATAAACAACCTTGCCTTGATTCTTCCAAACTGGAAGGCCAAGCACACGATTCTTAACGTCGAAGTATGCTGTCGATAAGGACTTACTGTGAGTGACAGTAATGTTCTCTGTGGCCAATAATTTGGCCAGAGAGGATTGATTTTGAAGGTCTAATATGTTTTCCATAAGCTCTAACTAACTGTTATAGATCTATTATACCATGTCTGGATCAAAAGTAAACCAGCAATATGTAATTGATGATCAACTACTTAGAGAAAATATGAAAAGTCTCATGACTAAAATCACAAAATTGCAGACACCCTCTTAATTATACTTTGATACGATCCATAATCAAGCTCTATACCATACTCATCTTTGAATGAGGGAGACAAAGTGTTAGTAAAATATGCCATAAACATTTCATCATCAACCTGTTGTGGATCACACTTCTCTCTCGTAAGTGTAAGAGCAAGTATGTTTTGAGCGATATCTTTCTTATACTGATCCATTTTTACGTACTCTACTGAAGTTATTCACCTTCTCAAACTCAATTCTGCTTGGGAATTTGCCATCGAGGACGTCTTTCTTATGAGATATAATAAACACGTTGGTGTCTTTCTTTAAGCTATACAAGATCTTGAGAAGATTATCTACACCATCTACATCAAGAGATGAGTCAAATGTTTCGTCAAGAATGAGCAGATTGGTATTAGCAGAATTCTTCATCTTTGCTATCTGTCTCCATGCGAAAAGCAAAGCCAAATCGATTCGAGATTTTTCACCCTCTGAAAATGAAGCATACGAGAACTCATCGCGGTGGCGAGATTTAATAGTCTCGTTAAATGATTCATCTAGATCAAACTTAACAAAGAAGTCCAATATATTAAGATACTTATTAATAAGCTTGTTCATTACTGGAAGATATTGACGAATGATTTTTGTCTTGATACCAGTGTCTTTAAGCATTTCTCCAATAGCGTCATAGTATGAACGCGTTTCGAGTTGAGATGATTTGCTAGCTAAAGTGGTATCATATTGAAGTTTTCTACTATCTAAATCTGCTTCTGCTTCCTTCGTGTCAGTTAGCTCATTAGATGTATTTTTTTGTGTCTGTAGATCAGATATCTGCTTATGTAGATTGCCAATCAAATTCTGATTAGATCTAATATCAGATAGTAAATCCTGCATCTTATTATATGCTTCATTCGCGGCGTCAAAAGTTTTGTTTGCTTTAGTAATTCTATCTTCTAATTGCTGTAACCCTTGATCTAGGCTTTGCGCCTTTTCTTGTGCTTCAGACTTTTTGACTTCTTTAACGCTATCGCTAATTAATTGATCGCATGTAGGGCAGCAATCGTTGTTCTCGTAAAACATAGCATCCTTTACAATCTTATTGATGTTAGTATTAATTTGAATCTTATACTCATTAAGAGAACTCTGCTTATCAATAGCGGATTTCTTATTAGATAAAAGCGTTGGAGCAACTTCGTCGTAGTTAGATTGAAGCTCTTTGTTTCTATTTTGAAGTAAGTCAACTTCTGACTGCATCGACTCGATTTGCTTAAGAGCCTTAGTAGATTGCTGAATATCGATATTTTGTAAATCTTTAATATGCTTTGTTTGAAGAGCGATTTGCTCTTTAATAATATTAAGCTGTTGATCAGTATCAAGTATATCGCTCTTCATCTTTGAATACCTATCTTTAATAAGAGTATTCATTTTTGTAAAGATACCAATATCGAGAAGATCCTCAATCACACCCCTTCTCTGATATGAAGGTAACTGCATAAATGGAATAAAGTTACTTGAACCAAGGACAACAACCTGATGAAATGATTTATGATTTAGTTTAAGTATGTTTGTCTCAAGCACCTTCTGATAATCACGGCTATGAGATTCCTGATTAAGAAGCTTATCATTATGATAAATTTCAAATATGTTCGGCTTCATACCACGAATTACGCGGTACCTGTTTGAACCAAGAGAGAACTTAACTTCTACTAGCAACTGCTTATTGTTAATGCTGTTGACTAACTGAGGTCGATTAATGTTTCGGTGTGGCTTTCCAAATAGTGCATACGAAATAGCATCAAGCATTGTAGATTTGCCAGCACCATTTGCACCTACTACTAGAGTGGCACTATCCTTATTCAACTCAATGACTGTTGGTTTGTCACCCGTCGATAAGAAGTTTTTGTATGATATAGATTCAAAGAGTAACATTATATAGATTCAAGCTGTTGTGCTTCGACGAATAATTCTTGTAGCATAGTTTTTAGTTTATCAGAGTCGAGATCTGTTTCTATAGAGTCAACATACGTATTAAGCAATGTTGGTGTATCGGTTGTTGATATATCGTCATCATTAACATTTTCACCAGTGTATTCTTCGAATGTTTCAACGATTTTTACTTCGAAGGGTTCATACGATTGAAGGCGATCAATAAACTTGTCAAACTCATATAGGTCTTTTTTAGATACTACTACAACTTTAACATAAGATCCTTTAATCTCATTTCGTGTAATAGTCTCTGTCTCTGTATCATTATACCTTATTCTGCGAAAAAGTACATGCTTATTTCTAATAGGAGTTAACTCACGAGTCTGTGTGTCTATAGTGTGAAAATATTTTGGATCTCCAGCATCAGACCACGTTAATTCCATTTGAGTGCCAAGATAGTTTATATTTCCTTGCGTCGATTTTGTATGGTAGTGTCCAGACAAGACCATCTCATAACGAGAGAATAAACTTCTGTTTAAACCATGTGAAGCAACAGGCAAACCTTTACCCATCTCAAACCCCTGCAATTCTAAGTGAGAAACTAAGATCGATGATTTAGATTTGGCAATAAAATCCATGCACTGATCGTGGTTATCTTGTGTCATCCATGGTAAGAAACCAATACTTAGTCCATCGAACTCTTTATCAGTTGGATTCATGTGGATGTGGACGCGATCAGAATACTGACCAAGAACTTGTTCTAAAGAATTGAGTTCATTAGTATTCTTATAATATACGTCATGATTGCCACAAATAATATCCATTGTCATGTCATACTCATAGAGTTTCGAAATGAAGGCATCGAATGAATGCTGCATGACTTTATAGTTGACGAACTTTCTATGATCAAAGTAGTCGCCACAGTGCAGCACATGTTTGATATCATTCTCAACACAGTATGGAAAGAATACCTCGTCAAAAAACTTAGACGCATAATCCATAAAGATAGCTGATCCATTCTTGACACCAAAGTGTGTGTCGTTTAAAATAGCAATTTTACTCATAATTTAGTTCTTCTTTCAAATGTTTTGCTGCGCCAATCACTATTAAAGGATAATCCTTTCTAGCTAACGCATATCCAGTACCAGCTCTAAGGTCTTCTTTACTTATTAGATGCTTATGGTGATGTTCAATTTCTTCAAACTTATCTAGTAGTCTTATGCATAATGCATCGTATTCGTTATCGCTAACTAATGATTCATCCTCGATATAGTACGCGTAGCTCAGTATCAAATACCATTGAACTAATAGATTGTTATCGTTAGGGACGCGACTAAAAAAAGAGCTCAATTCCACGAGGTAGCTTCTCTTTGGATTCTTTTTTAGTTTGCTTTCCAAACTCCTTAAGCGCATTATCCTTATTTTTGATCGACTGATTCTTATTTCTAATTTGATCAACAATGTTTTGTGAATTTGCGTCCGGCATAGATGAATTAAAATCAGCAAAAGCATCTACACCTGCATAAGCCATGTATCGTTCCTTAATATCCTGCTGCTTCTTCTCCTTCGCAATGCGCCGTAGAAATGCGTAATACGATATTTGAGTAAAGTAGGCGAATGCGTTTGGCAATCCTGTTCTTGTAGCTTTCTTTACATCATAGTTCATAATAGCTTTAATGCAATTCTCTACCGCATCCATAACCATTTCTTCTCGATATGTATAGCCTACAAAGTTTGGCTTATGGGATAGACCATCGCATATCTTCAAAAAGCATCTACCAATATAATCGGTAATTACTGGTTCTTCGTTTTTGCTAGCTCGGGATTCATTGACGCTAGTGACATAATCTACCACAGCTTGTGAGAATTCCTTATTGTTTACGTAATGCTCTTTGGCGCGACGTACTCTCTTTGTCTTAGGATTCATTTTCATAATATATATTATACCATATAATTTCTAACAAGTAAATACTTAATTTTATATCAGCCTGTGCGATGTTTAGAGGTTTACATCTCTGCTATTTGTTGGTATAATTGGATTTATCAAACACAAACAACCACAGAGATGTCTATTAATTATAATCTAATCTATTTGGTTTTTCTAATTTACTAAAGAATTTGTCTAATGAATCTAGATTATCAACTTGATCATAATTATCCTGATCTAAGTCATCTTCTTTAAAGATATTACTCATTTTACGTAGTAGTCTCTCAGATGAAACAAACTTAAGATACGAGGTTACGAACATCTCTGCGGTACTGCTTCGAGCTACGATGTTAGATGAATTCAATTCAACTATATTTTCTTCATCTACCAGAATCCATGGTCTTAGTTTATATCCAGCAGGATCTCTAATTAATTCAAGAGGATCAGCTACAAATATAGCTCCTGACTCTTCATCGAGTTCAAGTTCATCCGCTATGATGTAACTTCCATCAGTTAACCTGTATGTAAATACATTCTCGCCGTGCAGTTCTTCGTAGAATTCGTTCATTATTTTAGTTGTACCTCATGTATGTTATATTTAAAACCTTCTTTAGCATAGATCTTAATCCTATTTATAGCATGGTTATGCGTATAGTTTTTATGTTTCTTCCAACACAGGTCATCTGCTAAATCATAGACAACGGTTGGCTGACCTGAATCAGATTTTCTGAGACCGCGACCAATCGATTGAAGTACTCGAATTTGTGATTTGGTTGGTGCAGCAAATATAATGTTATGGAGATTCTTAATATTAATACCAGTTGAGAATGTTCCAACTGATGCGACAATAATAGCACCAGTTTCTTTTTCTGTAAGTTCGCGAATTCTTTCTCGCTCTTCAGCATTCACTTCTCCAGATACAAAGAAAACGTTACGATTTTTTGCCTTAGCTTTAATCATGTCATAAAGAGGCTTACCGTGTTTAATGACGAGATTGTATAGAACAAGGGTATTTCCGCCCTGATCTAATGCAAGATTTGTTATAAACTTATTACGATTTGCATATGATACAATGAAGCCAATTTCATCTTGATATTTGGCTTTTGCCATCATCTTTTTGACTTCGTCTGGATATTTCATAACAAGAGACTGAATAGTTAAATCAGCTAATGTTTCAGAATCAATCAATTCTTTCGTTGATGTTACCTTATATGTAGGACCAAAACTTCCTTCTAGTACTAATTCATTAACTTTGCCACCATCAAGAGTACCAGTTGTGCCAATTCTGAAATACGCTTTATTCAAACGATCCATTATAGTGGTTAGACTCTTTGCTTTAAATGTATGAGCTTCATCACCTACAACCATACCATAAGAAATAAACCAATCGAGAGGAAGTTTAATTGCGCTCTGCCATGTAGTAATAACGATACTTGCATCAATATCGAATTTTTCTTTACCAGAATAGATTTTGTGTACATCTTCTTCAACATCAAACTCAGCATCATTTAAAGAGTAATCAGCAAAATCTTTTGTCATCTGTTCAACCAACGAAGTAGTAGGAACCACGATTAACACCTTTCTATCCATATCCTTTGACAAAAAGTACCGCGATAGCATATAGATTATTAGAGATTTGCCAGATCCAGTAGGAGAAAGAAGGATTGCCCTTTGCGATTGAGTTGCCTTTTTAAAGGCATCTACTTGGTAATCTCTCGCTTGAATTACATTACCTCCTGAACACAGCGGAAGATTTTTAACAAACTGGTCGAGTTCTTTATCAGTCGCGCTAAGAGTTGGTCGTATATCAGGATCAACAGTAAGCTCATACTTACGAGCGCTTGCAAATTCTGCTACCTTACCCAACAACCCAAATGGCAATTGATGAGATCGCATATCGAATAGTCGAACCTTTCCATCCCACATTTTATTGCGATACGCAGGCATAAATTTATAGCCTTCAACATAGAAGGTGAAATATTCGCTTAGCTCTCTTAGTATACCAGAATCATTAGATTCGATAACTATTTTAGCCTCATCCTTTTTGCGTATGTTGAGCATGTTCTTAATATTATTAAGTTACGCTCCAGATGTAAACTTTTTGAACTCTAAGATGTTCTTAATATGACCATGCCTCCACCGAAGGTTATTCATAATCTCTTCGAGAGTTTCCACCATAGTCTTTTGGTATTCAATTTTACCTGTTACACGAACGATATCTTCATCAGTTTTATAGAACATTTCCATATCGGATTTTAAAGGCTTTGACATACCATCAAATGGATCATATTTCCACGATCTTTTATCAATCTCTTCCTTTGTCATCTTACCGTTATAGTAAAGCCATTTATCTCTACGAACTGTATTAAGTTCCATCTCATTCCTCTTCAATTGTAACTTAGCTAGAGAGAATAACTCAAGGTACTTAGAGTGAAGTTTGGCAGACTTCGTTGTTTCTTCATCAAGATTGAGGTCGTCGATTTTAACATCTTCACCCCACATTTTTAGTATTTCATCAAGTATCATAATATATAGTTATTTATAAAGTAAATCTACGCAATTATTTCAAAGTAATCGTACCTAAATGATATTGTACCTTGCAGATATTCAATATCTGTTGCTTGAGTAGTAAACTCTGCACCTCCCAAAGAAGTTGGAATTGCACGGACAAATCGAATTTGCTTATTTAAATTATTGTGACTAGACAATATCGTTAAAATGATATCATGTTTAGTCGAAGTGTTATCATTTGCATTACTTTTCATCCAATTGAATACCTCGACATAATTTTTCATATCCTCATCGATAAGAAATTGTATATCAATTGCATCGTACGTAAGAGTATCACCTGCTACGAAGCCCTGGTAGTTCTTATAACCAGCCGAAACTTCAGGCAAATTGACTGTAGGTAGATTGACTGTTGTTATAAAGTATTCTAAGTTTGAGAACGTGGGTGCCTCAATTGTTAGTCTAAAACCCGTAGGAGATAGCATATTAAAGTTATCTGTTAGCTGTGTCATACCTGTATTTATACAAAAAAAGTGGAGGTCTCGAAAGACCTCCACTTAAAGTTGAGTGTTAAACTTACTTAATTAAGCAACGTTGATATTAGCAACGCTGAAGTTACGGAAGTAAGGATTTTCATTAACTAAACCAACACCGGTAGTTGTACCGACGAATGGATTCTGTTGCATGCCGTAACGAGTCTTGAAAGCAATCTTCGGTTGGAAGGTTTCTTCATCAACTGCACGTACCATAGTAAGTGGTACATATGGGCAATAGAACATACCAGCATCGTATGGATTAGTTCCACGATATCCAACTGTTACATAGTCAGCAGCTGCATATGGGTCGATGTAAACCTTAGTGCGACCATTAAGAACACCTGCGAAAGTGTTACCGGTGTCATCAACATTAAGGTTAGTTGCAAGAGCTGGAGCGTAATCCAAAGCACCTGAAGCTGCAAGAGCCGAAGCTACATTGCTCGAGCAAACAACGAAGTTACCCTTACCGCGACGAGTTTGCTTAGCAATAGTATTTGCTTCAATCTCGATTTGGAACATAAGGCTCTTGAACTTTTCAACTGCCCAACGACCGTCAGCATCTGATGCAAGGTCAAAGGTATTGTTTACAGGAGAGTTGACCTCATTTTGGAAACCAGGCTTAGCAACTGCGTTGATAGTTTGAATAACTTCACGATTGATTTCAGCAAGGATTTCAGTCGAAAGGATGTTAGCAAGCTCTGATTCAGCATCCAAGTTATGGATAGCCTTCAAATCTTGTGCAAGCTCCATTGTGTATTCAGCCTTAAGAGCGCGTGTCTTAGCTTCTACAGTAGCCTTTTCGATTGTGAAACCCATATCGCCGAAGCCAGAACCAGTGAGAACTTCACCAGTAGCAGTGACGATAGCTTCTCCATCAACACCAGCAGTAGTTCCTGCAGTACCAGAGAAAGCTGTATTAGGCTCGTTGAGACCGAGAGCTTCTGTATCACCTGTGGAGATAAGATCTGAAGCTGGAGACTCTGCAGCACCGTCGTTATAGCGGCTCTTCATAGCGAAGATGAGGCCAGTAGGACCTGACATTGGCTGAACACCTGCGATATCATAAGCGATAAGGTTAGGCATTGCACGACGTACAAGAGAGATAAGAACTGGATCGAAGTTGCTTACAGCACTTGTTGATTGATTCTCGTTAAGAGAACCGTATGCAGAAGACTCTTGCTTAAGAGCGATTTCTGTATTTTCAAGAAGCTTAGCTGTAACAGCCTTACGGTAGTTGTCTTGGATGGGAGCAGCGTCTGAGTGATCAAGCACTGGAGCCCACTTTTTCATGTCTGTTTCTGAATTAAACATATTAATATTTTTCTATTTGTTGTTGTTGTAAGTGTGGTAAATTATTTACCGTTTGGGTTATTTTCTTTGATTCGCGTAAGAGCCGAAAGGTATTTCTTCATGTCATTAGAGACATTCTCATTAATACCTGATTCACCCTCTACGATAACTTCAGTTTCTGAATGTGTATCTTCAACGATATCTTCTGATTTTGAAGAAGACTTAAATACTGAACCTTTGATAGTTGCAACCTTTTCAGCAAATGCTTCTTCGGATACAAATTCAACTTCTTCAGTAAGAGCCTTCATTTTTTCTACTTGTGTAGAAGCAAGATCTCTAGTTTGCTCTGCAAGAATTTTAGCGCGTGTAAGCTCCTCAACCTTTTCGGAAAGGTCAGCCACTTCGTTAGTAGCGATTTCTAGAGATTCTTTAACCTCTAGAGATTCTTTTTCAAGCTCATCAAACAGATCAGTTTTTGCTTCAGGCACCTCAATATAGCTTTCAACAAACAGATCCTTAAGAGAACCCATAAAGCCTTCAGCGATTTCAGTGCGAAGTTTAGTATCTACTGCAACCTGATTTTCCTCAACCCATGATTCAACGACATAATTAAGATAGTCATCGATCTTGTTAATAAGGCTTTCTCTGATTTCAGTAACTTCTTCAACTAGATTTTGTTCATGCTCTTCTTGCAAGCGTTCTTTCTCAGCAACGATCTTTGCAGATACGGCAGCCTCGAACAATGTCGATGCCTTTGCTTTGAAATCTTCTGTCAAGTTTGCTTCAGCTGAGATGAGAATGTCAAGATCCTCAGATGTTGCCTTAGGTTTTGTCTTAGCAGCTTTATCAACTGATTTGACAGAATCGACTTCATCTGCTGTCTTAACGGACGCAGCTTTGCCAGTACCCTTTGGAGTAGCAGCAGATTTTGGCTCTGACTTCGTAATGCTATCAGCAGTTTTTGCTGCTTCTGCTTCGCCGTCTTTAACGACAACAGCATCAGTAGCATTACCACTAGCAGTAGGTGTAGGAGCAGCTTCTTCCATTTCATCTTCATCTTCTTCTTCAGACTCTTCGTCTTCATCTTCAGATTCAGTTTTCTTTTTATAGCCTTCTTCCATTTCATCTTCTTCGTCTTCTTTTTCATCTTCTTCCTCTTCGGAATCTGATTCTTTTTTAGACGCTTTAGATTCTCCTAGAAGAACGCTTTTAATTGCATCAGAATAGCTTTGTTGTTCAGTAACTTCTTCGGCAGATGTATCCTGCACAAGCTCCTGATCTTCAAGCAAAGCTTCTTCAGTGATGTCTTCAATAATATCTTCTGACATATATTTACTTTCTTTTTTAGATTAGAGATTGGAGAGGAAATCTTGCCAAATATTTTCTTGTGCCTCAGCGAGGCGACTCGAAGATGCTTTTCTGATCTCTGTCTCATAACTTTCAATTTGCTGAGGTTTTAGAAGACCATTATCCCAAACCCATTCTACACCTTCCATAATACCTTCAACGAAGGCAGATGGTGCAGAGGGATCTTGAACAATATCAATCGTATTAAGAATAAAATCATTCTTAACATATGACTTATTTTCTCTTCTCTCAACAGTACCCATACCACGACTTGAAACACCTAACTTACACCCGCCTTCGACGAGACCTTTCACGATTTTACCCATTGGCGTGTCTAGTATCAGTGCTTTTCCAACAACATTATTACCGTTCCAATTAAGTTCAGTAATACGATGTGAAACTTTATCTAGGTTAATTTGTGGACCTTCAGGGTGATTCAATTCACCAACTGCTCTTCCAGTTTTAACCTGCTCCTTAACATACTTGGCAGTTGCTTCTGTCAGTATTGCTTTAGGATAAATTCTATTGTTGCGATTTTCTTGCTCCGCTTGCATAAAAACGCCTTCGATGAAAACATTCTTTTCACCTTTATCGTTTGCTTCAGTAATATACTGAACTGAGTCTAAGTGCTCTGTAATTAATTTCATTTAGTCTTCTCCTTGTGTGTTGAAAACATTTGATGTGACTCTAACCTTTCGGATATCAAGAGCTTGCTGCATCTTTTCACCAACCGTAGAGGCGAATGAGGATTGAATTTCTTCAGAATCTCCAGATACTAGAGCGTTAAAAAGTTTTTCTGTATTTTCCATAGTTCTATTTATACAATTTGTGTTTTTGAGTTGTGTTATTTATGTTATTTCTTCCTCAGTTGGAAAAAGATCTTCTCTGAATTCTTCTGGATCTACACCAAAAGATTCACATGCTTCGTTCAATGAGTTAAAGTATGTCCACCCATCGACTGGGTAATCATATGTGTCCTTTAGACTAATGTCCAAGGTAAAATTCTTATTCTCTAAACGAGTAGCAAAGATCAATACTGAGTGTTCTGTTCCGACTTCTAGTTTATAAAATCCGTTTTCTTCTTCCATAATTATAATGATATTGTCCACCCCTTATTGGTTGCTATAAGTTTATCAGCAGCTGTCAAATCAGCAGTGTAACTATTGTACCTAAGATCAATAGTGGCAGAATGAGTTATTGTGCATAAGTGATTAAAAATATTTAGTATTGCATCTCGATCTAAACGAATATAACTCAGTACAACAGAATGTTTAAATCCTGTTTCATCGGTAGGTCCACCTGGAAAATCAATATACGCTAAGTTTCGACAAGACTGGAACGCGCTACTCAAATCGCCAGAATCATTAGTATAAGACCAATCTATACCGCTTATTTTTTGTAAATCATAACAATTTAAAAAACATCTAGTATATTCGCCATCGGCCGGACCTGCTGTCATTCCAACAATAGTAACTTCTCTTAACCGATAGCAATTTTGAAAGGTATAAGCTAAAGAAAACGATTGAGTTAAAGCTGATACGTGTATTGGTGGTAACTCTTCTAAATAGTAACACGAACTGAATGTTTGTCTTAATCGTGTGCAATTTGTAAAATCGAGATATGTGTATTGCGAACTAAACCGCCTTATACTTTTATACTGAAATGTGGCGAATAAATCATAAACCTTACTAAATTGACCTATATATGGAAATACTGCTATGTTCGGGAAATAGGCGGAGTATTCCCCAAACGCAAGAGACATATCAAACAGCGTTGTTTCTGGCTGTTCTATATTTAAAAGAGACCAATCTTGAATACTATTGCAACCATTAAATGTACCATACAACCCATATAGAGCCTGACTGCCTCTAACCTTTGATATATTAAAGCCTTGCGGTATAGCTTTTAACCTTGAACATTGTAAAAACATTTCTCTTAGCCATACTTCAGAAACAGTAGTGCTTATACCCATATACGGAATATGCTCTAGCATAAAACAGTTTCGAAACGTTCTATAAAAACTAGTACAGTTTGGAAGGTCACCAAATAAACCAGGCGGTAAATATCTCAAACTATGGCAACCTTGAAAAGTACCTTGCATGTTGGCTGTGTTTTCGTCAAACCAATTTTTGTCTGGATTTGCAAATTCATCTGGTATGGCCTCTAAGCTATGACAATCAATAAACGAGTTTGCGAGTGACTTATTATCTTCTCTCAAATACGGCACTTCTGGTATTGATTTCAAAGATCTTTTGTAGTAGTATAACGTAATGTAATCTGTTAATAGGCGATTATTTGGAGTGTTTCTAATAGCAATTTGTTCACATAACTGCTGAGGATACGTTGTACCCATTCTAATTCTAGTACAATTTGACGTACTAATAAACATATCTAATATCGCTGACCCCCAGTAAACAGTAGCACTAGTAGCTGGCCCCACCTTATTAAAGTCAATCATAGACCCAAATTTATCTCCGACAGCTGTAGGTGTAAGCTCAAATCGTGCTTGTCGATATCCTCTAAATTCTGTATTGGCAGGTAGATCATTATAATCATAAACATGAGTAACAGTCGAATTTGATGCCACTGTTTCAACTGTGCCGTCACCCCAATCAATAGTCAATGCATCTGCGCCCCCAGCAACAGTGGTACACAAAAAAGATAACCAACTAATAGATTTTAGTTTATCAGGATAAACAGCTATCAAACCTATAATTTTTTCTGGTACACCTTCTGGTTTATTTAAATCTAACCATTCGCTTGGCCGCACCCACGGATCAACCATAGTATCAAGAACAAGATCACTTGGAGCTGAACGTGGTACATTACTAGGACCCGTTACTGGTAAAAAACTCATACTACGTTACCTCCTAAAAATGCGTAATCAGATGATTTAAAAATAATCTGCGCTTGACCATATATTCCAGCTATACGATTTGCACCATTAAAGGAATTGAATCCAGATAATCCAACACCCGAAGCGAATGTAACACTGTTAATAGTTTCAGCTATAAATGTTACTGTATATCCAGAAACTTGCGAAGGCACTGTAATGGTAATGGGTGTGGTGTTTTGTAATAGCACTGTTGCTCCGTTATGAGTTGAAGATAGAGTAAAGTCAGCCGTTTCTGTTACAAATGAATTTTGTGTTAATGTTATTTTTTCAAATGTTGCGGTACCAGTAAATTCTGGATTATCGGTTGTTGCACCTTCACCCTGCGGACCAGTTTCACCTTGAATGCCTTGCTCACCTTGAATGCCTTGCTCACCTTGAATACCTTGCTCACCTTGTGGACCAGTTTCACCCTGAACACCTTGCTCACCCTGAATCCCTTGAATGCCTTGTGGACCAACTTCACCAGATAAAACTTCGGCACCTACCCACTTCTTTAATGCCGCATCGTACTGCAAAAATTTTCCGTCAACTTTAGCTGTTGAACTTTGAACATCATTTAAACGACTTAACCAAACTTCACCACCACCACCAATAGTTGAAAGCTGATTATTTACTACAGATTTCCAATTCTTAAAATCTCTATCAGTTTTTATTACATACGAATCTAATTCATCCTTTGCTTTAACAAAAAGAGGTTCGATAAGTTTATTAATATCAGGTAATTCTGCATCCTTTCCTGAGTCACCCTTTTCACCTTGAATACCCTGTTCTCCTCGTGGACCAATTTCTCCTTGAATACCTTGCTCACCTTGTGGTCCAGTTTCGCCTTGAATACCAGGTTCTCCTTGTGGACCAACTCTACCTTGAATACCTTGCGGCCCAGTTTCACCATCTTTTCCAGATATTCCTTGAATACCTTGCTGACCAGAGTCGCCTTTTAATCCTTGCTGACCAGCGTCGCCTTTTTCTCCAACATCTCCTTGAATACCCTGTGGACCAACTTCACCGCGTAAACCAACATCACCCTTTTCGCCAGCATCTCCTTTATCACCCTTTTCGCCCTTTTCGCCAGCATCTCCTTTATCACCCTTTTCGCCAGCATCTCCTTTATCACCCTTTTCACCAGCGTCGCCTTTATCACCCCTTTTACCAGCATCTCCTTTAGCGCCCTTCTGTCCTTGAAGACCAGTTGATCCCTTAACTCCTTTATCACCTTTAATGCCCATTGGCCCAGGAGTAGCTTCAATTAAGTGCGTAATTTCTTCTAGCTCATTTAGCCTTTCTGAAAGAGGAGTTATTTGTTTCTGAAGCTTTTTATATACCGCTACAGAAAACGCACTGTTTGCATTATCTAATGTTAATGGCATAATACTATCTATTAATCATCCAGAATTTTGCACATTCCATCAATCATTTTTATCTGAGCTTCGTGTAATTCTTCTTCACGATTAACCGTCTTTTCGTCTAGTATAGTATTTTCAACATTATTTTGTACTGCTTCATCCGCAGAACTGTCAGTTTTTTCTTCAGGCTCAGTCTCTTCTCCAGCAATTTCAGCATTGATTCGCTCAATATCTTCGTCAGTTTGCCGTAGGACATTATTGCGAATCCACTTGGTTGAGTAGAACTTTCCAACATGTTCGCTTAATGTATCAAGCATATCAATTCTCTCTTTTAGGATTTCGTTCTCCTTTAACTCTGAGAAGTAGTTATCTTCAATAAAGTCAATCGCGATGTTTTCACTAATTTCGTCCCAATCTGATTGGCTAATAACTCCTTTTAAAATTAGCTGTATACGAAGAGCCTCAAGGAGGATTCCTGAAAACTTCTTACGAATGCGATCAACAAACTTTTGGAACTTCACTTCATCTCTTGAAATTTCAGATGCTCTTCCAAGATTGAATGAATCATCTGCTTCCAGCCGAGAAATTGGAACATTAAGCGTCTTATATAGTTTCTTTTGGAAGAAAAGAATATCATCAATCTGCCCTAAGTTTTCTCCACCTGGAAGAGTAGTAATTTCAGTACCTCTTCCTCCCTCACGACGTGGAAGCCAAAAATCTTCTAACATAGACATATGTCTACGATCATCTTTAATGTCTCCTGTTGAAGCATCATATACAAGCTTATTACGATACTTATTCATAATACCTTGTACATACTCTTCAGCTTTACCCTTTGGTAAATTACCTACATCGATATAAAAGATTCTACGTTCAGGCGCGCGGGCAACACGATACATCACCAACGAATCTTCCATCATGCGAAGCTGATTTACAGGTTTTAGTGCTTTATGTAAATGGGATACGACTCTCTTTTGAGTAGAATCTAAAAGACCAGATGTCACATTGATAATAGCTTCTGTTGAAATCTTTACTCCAGAGATTGATGAGTTTTTAGATGATACACCTGCACCAGATCCGCTATAGTCTTCTGAATATACATAATATTCACTGACAATTTTCTGTACAGCGATATCTGACTGTGCATCTGTAACCTTCTTAACCTCTTTTACCTTCTTCATAAAGAGAGATTCAATCGGTCGTAGTTCTATAATGCCTCTCTTTGGATTTTTATCATCAATAATGACATGAAAGTATATACGTCCATCAACGTACCACCTTCGAAACAGGTTTTCTCCTGTCTTATTAAATTTATAAAGTGATAATACGTTATCAAATTCCTCAGAAATTTGTTTTTTAATATTATCTGGTTGCTCTAAATCATTGAGCATGAGTTGAGCAGGAGCTCCAACATTTGCTGAAGCAATAGCAGCATCAACAATATCGCTGATTGCTGAATCACATTCTGGTTGCTCTGCTGCTTCTCTATATTTTATTATTAGATCTCTATCATTAGATGAAGCTGTGCCATCTAAATCAACATACTGACCATAGTATCCACCAGCTGCAACTGTTGCTGATACTCCGTCATCTTCAGGTTTTGGAGCAAAAGATATTACTTCCTTTTCTTTCTTCAGTTCTTTTGAACCTACCTTTTTTGTAATGTTAAAACCAAATAATTCCATATAACTTATTTATAATAAAAATCCCGCTAAGGTTTTTACGCCTTAGCGGGAAGTATATTTTATTTATTCAAACTATATTAAGCCCCGATGTTTGAATCAGTCGAAGTCCAGTACTGATAAGCGAACTCAACAGTAAATTCTTCAATTGCATCATTTGCATCGTAGCTCAATTCGATTGCGCCAAGATTTACTGGGAATGCATCTGAAAGAACATACGTCTTAGTAACTGTGTTGGTACGATCAAGCTGCCGAATAGTAATATCTGCTTGATATCCTTGCGGATCTTTTACTCCGACGTTATTTGCGTGTTCATTAATACCCTGCATCCATCTTTCGAATGCGTTTCTTATACCACCCGCATCCTCATTGAATACAGTAATAGTATAATTTTCGAACGTACGGTCACCCGCAACCTTCATTTGACGACCGCGATACGGTACATCAATTTGTGCTACAACACTACCTGGAAGAGAACCACCTTTGCATGTAAACTCTAGCAAATTGCTCGCCAAGCCTGTGGTTATTCCTGTAGGAGGTGATACTGTAATCTGAAACAGATTGGCGCGAGCGCCACCTAACTTCAAAGCATCATTTTTAAAAGCATCTATGTTAGCCATAATTTTTCCTTTATTTTAATTTTTTTATTATTTACCAACGATTTCACTGAATTCAACTCCTGTGCGTGTAGCAATGAAGTTAAGTGTAATGAAGTTAATTGAACGAGCTGGTTTGATATAGATGTCAGCAACAAAACGGTTAGTGTCAATCACTTCACCTGTATTATTGGTTTCATCACATACAACCAAGAAGTCAGTAATACCACGACGACCTTTAACTCCACGAAGGAAAGGTACAGTCATATTTACAAACATTGTGCGAGTGAACTGATCATTCAATTCAAACAGTTGATATTTAGCTGCAGTTGCAACTGCTTTTTCGAGAACGATAAACAATCTACGTACATTAATACGATCGAATGCACTCGGTCTGCTTTGAGCAGTCTTATCACCGAAGAGTACGATGCCTTGACCAGGGAACGATACGATTGGGTTAATACCCGCTTTGTATAGTTCGTCTCTTTCAGCCTTCTTAGGATTGAATGCAAGCTTAGTAACGCCTTGCAGACCACCACGATTTAGACCAGCTGGTGAGAACCAAGGATCTGCGACATCATCTGTCTTGGCACAGAGACCGGCTATATGACCAGAAGCTGGGATCCAAGAATAGTTGTCAGCATACTTATTGTATACATACAACGCTGTTGAGTCGAATACTGCGTATGATCCATTAGTACCTCTATCAGAGATACCATTAAACCAAGCTTTAACATCAGCCTCTTTACTATTTCCAGTCGAAACTGAAATAGATGGAGAGATGAATGCTACGCAATCTTTACGTGCGATTGCAATTTCGTGTAGAGCATTAGCAATAGTATTACCAGCAGCGTCAACCTGTGCGAACAGCAGATTTACATCAACTAGTTCAGGGTCTTTAAGTACTTCTAAACCATCAATAATATCTCCAGAATCAGCTACTCCTGCTTGAGCAACATCAGCACCAAGGGAGAATGTATATGGCTGTCCAGTTATACCTCCATCACCTGGAGGTGTACTTGGAGTTTCACGAGCAATATAGATCCAGTCAGAATTTGCATTAATAACATCCATATAGTTGTTATTTGAACCATCTGCACGTCGTGCTCCAGCAGTTCTGTCAAGGAACGACCATTTTTCTAGCTCAGTACCTTCAATACCGGTAATAGCGCCTTCAGCGTCGTATATGTATACATGAACTTCAGAACCTTCAGGAGCAGCATCAAATTGATTTTGAACTCCAATATCAAGTGAACTCCACGATGCTGCATCAATTATATACGCTGCAATAGAATTACCAAGTTCACCTGGATATCTAGCAAAAAGCAGACCAGGAAGAACACTGTTTTCTACAGGAGGATGAGCAGCTTCAAAATCAGTTTCGTTACCAATAAAGAAGCCTGCTTCAAACTCTGTTTCTTGTTCATCGAATGTGAAATTACCAGCTTCGATTGATACATCATTAATAGCAACAGTAGTATTAGCAACAACATAACCACTACCATCAGCAGTAGAAACGATTGCAGCAATATCATATCCAGCATCAAAGAAAAGACCAGGAATAAGATCGCCAGCAATAGTATAAGCCTTAATACCAGTTAGGGTTGATGGAACTGTATCGAATGAATCAACATCGGCTACACCAGCCAAGAGAGCAAACTCAGGTGTACCACTTGCATCTGTAACAGATACAGTAAACGCTTGAGTTGAGTTATCACCGCTTGTTGTATAAACAACGATTGTATCACCGTCAACAAGATCGCCCTCTGGAGAAGCACCAACAGCACTTGATGTAAGTGTAACTGCAGTACCAGTTAATGCTACATCAGTAACATCAACATCAGGAGATGCGAATGTATCATTAACTGTAAATGCTGTGGTAGTAGGATCGGTAGGAACATAAATTCCAAGACCAGCAATATCAGTTGAAACTGATCCACTTGCGACCGTGAAAGATACTTCTTCACCTTGTACAGTAATGGTATAATCACCATCAGACAAAGTGCTTGAATTAATTGCAGTCAGTTGATAACCAGTTGCTCCTACGACAGAAGCTGTATTAACTTGGTATCGAGGAGCGATAGTTGCTCCAGAACCAGTTCCGCCATCTTCAACGATAGTAAGTACTTCAGTACCTGCAACATTTAAAAATTCAGTTGGTGTACTTGAGATTGTAACACCTTCAATACCACCACTTGGTACTTCATGAGTACCAGCAACAGCATTTAGCATGTTATTATCTCCGCCAAGGCGGTTATCTCCAGCTCGAACGACCTTTAATGCGCTGCCGTACTTCAAGAATGAAGCAGCAGTTAAAAAAGATTGTGTGTGCGCGGCGTCTGGTGAACCAAATCTGCCTGCAAGCTCTTTTTCAGAACTTACGAGACCAATCTCGTTTACCGGACCCCAGCGAAAATACCCAGAATATCCACCAATTGATGTAGATACTGCAGGTATGACATTTGTTAGGTCGATTTCTTTAACCTCGACTCCAGGTGATACTTGAAAACCCATGTTGTTTTTCCTTTCAGTTTGTTATAGTTGAATAATAAGTTTCATAATAAGATGTGATTCAAATCGGTTAGGTTTCTATTTATAATATTGAATATTTAGAGATTATTCCAGTCATTCATATTATTAATCATATCTTCGTATGCGCTTGCACTTCCAACCAAGGGTGGTTCGTCGATAATGCCAACCGGAGTAATATCTTCTTCCATCTGCTTTATTCTATCTTCGTATAACAATGACTTTAAATCTCTATCGCTTAAATTGCCGAATGCATCTGATGAAATAAACCATGCAAACATTACTAAATTCATAACTAAGTCATCATGATTTCCAGCTGAAGCAGAATAACTTCCTCCTTTTATCTCAAATGTAGATAGCTCATCAATTGTATTAGCATCTACAAGATGCAACTTACTAAGTTCTACAATGTCTTTTAAATTCGAGCAACCAATTCGTTTGACGCGTTTTGTCATCATTACGCCAATTCCATCTGCTTTCACCGAGGACGATACAAATGTATTTTCATATTCAAAATCATAATAGACGTGATTACACACAACTTGTCCAACATCGTTATTCTCGATTATAACCATTGCTTCATTGTAAAGAGAGGCAATTTTTACAATAATATCAGGAAATATCATAGGAGAGACGAGATTGTTTCTATATGTACATACCTGAGAAAATCCTATATCAGATATTTTCAATACATTGAATGTTGAATAGTCTTGACCTCTCCCCTTTGAAACATCGACAGTCATAATATACCGATAACCAACCTGAGGTTTTTCATAGAAGTATACATCGTTCCTTACTTCTATTGGATTCTGTGCCTTTAAACCTAATAACGTATTCGAAGATATAAGAGTGTTTGATGTGCCATGAAAAGAGTTACCGAACTCTTGTTCAAACTGAAGTTCTGAAGTATTTGATACTGTTTCCTTCTTCCATTTTTCATCTCGACCAGGAACATCCCACCAGTCAACACGAAATGGTTTAAACTGATTCGAATTTTGTACAGCTCCTTCATACAATCGATGAAATACATTACCAACACCATTTGCAGTAGATGTAATAATTACCTTCGTCTCTTTACCAGCAGATACAACTGGATAGGTTGACGTATAGAACTCAGCCGCGTTTTCAACGAAAGCAAACTCGTCAAGGAAGAGTAAATTGACTGATAGGCCACGAATAGAAGAACCAGAAGTGGCAGCCGCGACAATCTTTGTATTGTTTGCAAATGTGATATTCCCCTTATTGAGTGCCTTACATCCAGGTTGTAAAAAGAAAGGGAGATTCTCAAGAGCTAACGTGACACGAGATAACATCTCTCTTGCTGTTGCACCTTTATTCGCTAGGATCGCTATTGTCTTTTCTGGGTGAAAGATTGCATACCATAGAATGTAAATAACGGTACTGATTGACTTACCAGATTGGCGGCAGGCCAGAACAATAGAGAATCTATTATCATTGAAATGATTAAACATTCTTTCTTGATAATCGTATGGCTTAAACGGAACTAAACCAGTGTCAAGCGAAATTACTTTGATGTATGTCTCAGCAAAGTAGATAGGATCTTTCATACACTTTACATATTCAGAAACTTCTTCCTGTGTAAAACTGTCTTGAATACCATCTCTCTTGACTAATTGATTTCCCAAATAGCCCTTATCGGCATTAATGAGTGTCATTATTTTTACTTAAAAACTTCTGTAGTTCAGTAGTAGAACCAACGAAGATCGCATTATTTGTAGTATTTCCAGCAGAGGGTTTCTGCTCTTCAGATTGTGTCAACTCTTTTCTTTTCTTTTGTAAAGTAATAAGTTGATCCATCATATCAGTAGTGGTCTTAAACATACCAGATAGGACTTCGAATGCTCGAGGATGTTCAGTCTCACTCGCTAGCTCCATCATATTATCAATAGCTTCTTCAGCTTTAGCGATAAGATTTTTAATCTTATCTCTCGAATAAACATAGTCTTCCTCTGTATCAGCAACAATTTCAGTCTGAGATACCTCAGTTTTAATTTTCTTTAGTTGTTGCGGAAGGTTTGTTTCAAGAGCTTTTAGAATATCATCTTTAGTTTTATGCATAATATAACTATGGGGAATCATCAAAGCCAAATGTAGTATTACTTGTAAAATCATCTGGTGTATCATCTTCAGAACCTAAATCAGTTTTAACTCTATCTACAGGTTCTATTACTGAAGACTCTGTTGTATTATTGTAGATATCAGCTACTATTGTTTTGATAATTGGCTTAGATACCACACGACCAGTAAAACGAACTTTCATTTCAAAATCAAGCGTGTATATTATAGTACGTCTTGTAGTAAAATCACCTTCGAAGTCATCTTCAAAGGAAGTACCTGTAAGTGTAATTGGAACATCAACAGAATTTCCCGGTCCGTCCATATCTCTAATAGCTACAGTATATTCAGGAACAAAGGTTGGAAGAATCTGTTCAAATATTTGCAACGCTTCATCCTGTGTTTTAGCAAGGATATTTAATTGCATTCCAAGATTATACGGAACAGATTGCCGTAGAACATCTCTGTTTGATACTGAATCTCCAGGTTTGCTGAAAAACTTAACATTAGTTTTATTTAAAGCTAGTGTACTATCTCGTTCAATAGAAGTAATTTCAAAACTCATTCTTGGCAATTTGATCGCCAATTTATCGTCTTCTAAACTACTATCTTGCCGTATTCGCGCAAGAAACTTACTTTTAGGACCATATGCTAATGGTACACGAGTTTCGCTTGTGCCTTTACGAACAACCTTTAAATTATTAAAGATCGTTCCAAACACAGCAACAGACTTCTTAAGTGTCTGATTATAAAAATGTACTCCGTCTAACATGTTATGTAATGTTTATTTCTCCAAATGGGTTTATTTCACTGAAGTCAATAAAGTTATTTCCTATAGATTCAAATTCTTCGTTATCTGCAAAGGCATCGTTTGTATCTATTGATGTGAATGAATCTTTATAAGAATCCGGTACGTTAGGATCTTTAAGAGCAATTGAATATGATGCTAGTGATCTCTCACCAATCAAGTTACCAACAATATCACTCGTTAAGCTAAACGATAGATTAGTGCCATCACTTGATTCAATACCAACTACATCAACTTCTCCGTTTCGTACTTCGGCAATTTCGCCATTGATTATAACTTCTGGAGAACCACCTAAAGATTGCGCAATGTTTTCACCAACAATAAACGAACCAGTTCCAGTTCCAAGATTGAACGTTGTTCGACTTGCATACTTTGTCTCAAAGGAATCAATCTCTTCAACTCCAGTATCAATTGCTTCATTACCATATTCGAATAACTCACACGTAAGTTTATACGTCGGCATATTCTGCAGTTGATAGAACGGTGTATCTCCATCTACATATCTAATTTCGAATAGACCTTTTACAAGAGGTAGATAAATTAAATCCCCCTCGTTTGGACGAATAAGCTCATTCGGTTCATTGCCAAACTTACCAATCAGGTTGTTCCATCGCTTTCGCGATAATACAAAGCTTATCTGATTTCTAACCTCTAAGCCAAATTTGCTTAACAAATTTCCATCACCTTCATAACCATCAACACTATCAACATACATTTCAATCATGTATGCTTCACCGAACTTACTTAATGCATCTTCATTAAATACATAATCTTCATTAACTATAGTTCTTGGTATATAATACGCCTCATGACCATATATACGAAGACTCTCTATGATAATATCTTCATAGAGATTCTGCTCGCTAGGAGTTCCATGTGAAAAATAAACATTTCTTGGCATAATACATTATCCAACAAAAAAGTCAGTTGGTTTCTCATAAGTTAACTGCATAGTTTCTTCAATCTTCTCAATATCTTGTACTGCATCATCATAGATCTGTCTACCATTAAGTGTAACACCACCTGGCAATTGCATTCCTTCAAACTTAATAAGATTTAGTCCCCATTGCCGTTTAATAAGAGCAACAAGATATTTCTTTAAGAGCATATCATTATAAATTTCAGCATATTCATCGGGATCTAAAATTTCGTGCCCTTCAACAATAATGTAAATGCCTTCTTCTAAATCATTACCATCGATATAGACTCTATTTTGATGACGAGAGAACGAAGATTTCTGACTCATCCCATTGATCTTAAGATCAATCATAGACATATACTGCTTCGTCATTGCATAATCAATAAGAACACCAGGATGGCGAAGATTATATAGATCATTTAAGTGCATTTGGTACTCAATCGAAAACATTCCTGATTGAGAAGTATTTGACCTAATTGGCCAAACAGTATTGACAAAAATCATTGAGTCTGGAACTGTAACATAGCCATTAGTCACATCTTCAGAAGTAACTAAATGTTTACGATAGTTGCGTACAATAGAATCAGAGTGATACTCCTGATAAAATTGCAAAGCTTCATCTAAACGATCCTCTAATTGATCTTCATCGACATTGATCTCAATAACTGGAGAACCGAGAGCTCTTAGAGCATACTCAATCAACGTAGGTCTGGAATTTGGTTTAGGCATGATTTTATTTATAAACCCTGTGTGACTCTAGGTGTTACGTCAACTTGTCCTTCAATCACGCGTGTTACAATTGGAGTAGCATCATCTGATAGAACTTCAATATCGTAAACATATCTTCCAGCTTTCAGTGCTCCAGTTTGTACAGCAGTTAAAGAAGCATTTAATGTTTTCTTTGTATTGTTTATGTAAATAGTAAAATCAACTGCATTCGTAGAAGTATATGTCTTACGCAATTGTCCTCTGTGTGTATAGTTAGATAAATCAGCCGCCCCCGCTGGGAAGGTTGCCGAAAGATCAACAACAAAGTTAAAATCTGAGCCTTGATCGATAAATATATTTGTGTAAGTTGCCATAAAATTGTTGATTTATACATTCCAAACACTAGAATCTCATTTGGCAATGCTCCAGAGTGTCTGGCTGGCGGCAATTGATAATACCATTGCCACTAGGGAGAAAGACTGTTGCAGAAATGAGGTTGTTACCCTCCATTTTCTTTTCGTCGTAAATAGCTTGTGCCGCTGCTGCGTCTGCTGCATCCGCTGTAGAATATTGACTAGCTCTCCAAGCAGTAACTGCTGTAGCTCTTTCTTGCTCGTCAGCATTCTCATCGTGTATCAAATCCTTTAGCTCTTGAGGCATTGGACTTGGCTGCGATAGCATCCAGACTGAGTCTTTTAAATGTAAGATTTTGTTTTCCATATTATCCTAGGTTTATTTCAGTAAAAGTGTCATCTAAGCAAAGTCTTACTTTGCCAGTCCCTGTCGCTGAGAATCCAGAAAGACCAGTGCAACGCGAACGAATGACATTCCCGTAATTTATACAAGTAGTATTAATAGTTGAGTCAGTATTAGTTGCAAAAGAATTATTTTTAGCAGTGCAATTTTCAATTACTGCTCCCGCTTTAATTTCTGCTTGAGCACCAACCACATAGCTGGAAGCGAAAGAGCGAGATCCGCCTGTGCAATTTTTAGCAGTCCCAGCAAACACTGTTTTTGGTGCAACATTTCCCGAAGCAGGAGCAGATTTAACAAAACCAAAGGACTTGTCCCCACCTGTGCAGTTTTCGTATGTTGCTTCCATTTCAACTGCAGCATCTGTTTTTGTATTGTGTCCAAAAAATGATTCGTCCCCACCCTTACAGTTTTTATATGTGCCTTTAATACCCCGCCCAGCAAAAAAATCTATACTATTAGATGCACCCGCAAAAGCTCTAACTCCGCCACAAACGCAGTTTTCAGTTAATCCGCTTGCATCTTGTTGACCGAAAGATAAAGATCCTACTGCTGTGCAGTTTTTAATTGTGCCTCTATTAAATGACCCAACCAAACCGCCAAATCCTCTGTCTGTGCCTGTGCTGTGGCAATTATCGATGATTCCGTCATTGTATAAATCTTCAAGAAACGGGTTGCCAGAACAGTTTTTAATTGTGCCAGTATTACCATTGCCAAGATGCACCCAATCATTCGTTGCATTTACATTATCAACAGTTCCATAATTATCCTCAACATTAACAGTAGTTGCTGCATTTACGTTTTTAATTGTTCCGAAATTACCACCAGTGTCTGATTTGAAATATGTGCCGCACGTTATATCTTTTATTGTGCCATTATTCTCATGATTATAAAAATTTGTTCCTGTTTTTATATCTTTAATTGTCGCAAGAGATGTAACTCGATAAACATGAAAGGAACTAGTTGTTGTTATGTTTTCAATATTTCCCTCTGCAATATTTAAGAAAAAACTATTGCAAGTAAAATTTTTGTATGTTGCTGTTGTTGAAAGAAAAAATGTATTGTCAATAATAGAGCCAAGGGTTGGATTCCCAATGCCAATAATATTTACTGCTGGATCAAAGTTATCAAATTCTACATTTTCATAAGTTCCAGCCATCACAATTAACGTTTTGGTGTTGCCCGTCAATAAAGCTGCTTCGTCATACTTATCTTGGATGTTGTCGCCATCGTTGCAGATAACAACAGAATCAGTGTTGTGTGCCGATGCCGATTGATCTGCCTTTAAATCAATGCTATCTGTTATAGTTGTTATAAAGGATGCATCATCACCAATTGCCGCAGCTAACTCATTGAATGTATCAAGAGTTTCAGGTGCCAAATCAGTTAAAGCAGCAATTGCGCTATCAACCTCAGTCTTAGTATACGTTGTATCTTGATTTGACTTTAAATCTAGAGCAGCTTGTTGTGCGGTTGAAACTGGCTTATCGGCGTCGCTTGTATTATCTACGTTAAAAATTGCTATTTTCATATTATATGTATTTATACAAGTTAAGTTTTATTGTTCTTGGCATAGTACTAGTATTTATACAAATTCGTCGTGATCAATATCTTCTAAAGTCAATCCTTCTTGTTCGATAAACTCTAATACTTCTGCTTCAGTATCAGCAACAAAGAGATGATGAACTGTCATAGCATTAACATAACCTTGCATAATTTCTTCGTGTATCTTAGTCACATTATTGTATATAACACCATACTCACCTTCTTGTATAATGATATTATTAATTGATTCGTGGTGTAAAGTGTGTGACATAT